CGCCAGACTATGGTTCCTGCCGAAATATTCTCCTGACCTCAATCCGATCGAGCAAGCCTTCGCCAAGATCAAGCATTGGATGCGCCAAGCTCAAAAGCGAACCATCGATGACACCTGGCGTCATCTCGGATGCCTCGCCGACGCCATCAAACCAGATGAATGCGCCAACTACTTCGCAAACTCAGGCTACGTTTCCGTCAAAACATGATTTGCTCTAGTAACTGTTGGCGCATCGCACTTTCGCCGTTTGCGGACACGAGGACCTATGGTTGGGACCTTCTACGATTGTCTTCATGTTTGAAGTGATGGCGTATTCCTTGTCCTGCGAAAGGTTCGTCAGAAAACCGTCCGATGAGGTGAAGATGGACATGAGGGACGGTCTGGCCCGCCACCCGTCCGATGTTCCATCCGACATTGTAGCCTTGTGGCCCTTCCTCATCGAGTAGCAGCTTGGCTCTGCTGAGAAGCTCGAATGTGTCGAGCCACTCGTCTTGAGTTAAGTCGAAGGGTGCTCCGACATGTCGAAAGGGAATGATCATTCCCGCGCATTGCAGCACCGGATCAAGGCTGCGAAGGAAATACGCACTGCGGTTTTCCAGCAAGGCAGTGTCGTCCTTGCCAGAACGGTTGGAGCGGCAAAAGGGGCAGCGCGACATCATGGTTGGTGGCCTCAAAAACAACGTTCGCCGACATACAGCAGAGAGGCGAAGAGTTTGTGAAGACTCGGGGCATGCAATGACCGGGCGTGCACCGGCCGTGCGAGTGCCGGGCAATGGCGTGCGCCCGGCGAAACCATATCGCTAACCGCCGATCAGGCGCGGGAGCTTGCTCCGCCGCTCGCCGATGTCGTTTCACCTGTCAAGCAAGAAAGAAGAGGTGCGGATCATGCCGGATTCGGCAGGACTAAACGTCACAAGCGGCAAGCCTCTTAACAATTGGGGCCATGTCCAACAGTCCGTGCGCAAGATACTGACAACGCCGAAGCGCTCGCGGGTCATGCGTCGAAACTTCGGCAGCGACCTGCCGGACCTGATCGACGCGAAGATGACGCGCCGTAACGTTCTGGCTGTCTATTCCGCAGCGGCACGCGCAATTCTCGAATGGGAACCTCGCTATCGCATGTCAGCGGGCAGGGTCACACGGGCAGAGGCGGACGGCTCGATTACCCTCGAAATCTTTGGAACCTATTACCCACGCGGCCATCGCGGCGACTACTCCATTTCGGAGAGCGCAAGCATCCGCGTCATCTACAGCGGGGCCTGATCATGGCAATTCATACGCCAAACATCATCGACGTTTCGCGACTGCCGCAACCCGATGCAATCGAAAAGCTCGATTTTGAAGCGATCCTTGCGAGTCGCATGGCAGACTTCGGCAAGCGGGCGCAGCAAGCCGGCTTCGATTACGACGTTAGCGAGCTTGAGACCGATCCTATCAAGATCGATCAGGAGGCGCATGCCTTCCGCGAAGTGCTGATGCGCTCTCGTGTGAATGACGGTATCCGTTCGGTCTTGCCGGCCTTTGCTAAAGGTGGCGATCTGGAACACGCGGTTTCGCGTGCTAACGTTGTGCGCATCGTTACCCTGGACGAGCGCGGCAAGGTGATGTTTCGGGAAGACGACGATGCATTGTTGCGCCGCTATTTGGCGAGCTTCGACGCTCCTGCGGCCGGTTCGGAGGATGGCTATCTTGCCGCCTCCCTGAAAGCTTGGCCCCAAGCGCATGACATACGAGTCGTCAATGGCGGTGCTGGCAAGGTTCTCGTCTATCTGCTCGGTGCTGCCGGCTCGCCGGCTCCCGTCGATGCCGTGTTTTCGGTCGCGAAGGCGCTCGATGCAAAGCACGTTCGGCCACTTACTGACGATGTGACCGTCTCGGCCGCGCAGATCGATCGCTACACGCTCTCGGCAACGCTGGTTGTGCCGCGTGGCCCGGACCCTGCGCAAGTCGTGGATGCCGCGTTTAAGAGCGTCCAAGCCTTCGGCGTCGCCCGATATCATATCGGGGCCGAAGTTCCGGCCTCGGCTCTTCTGGCTGCGGCTTACGTGCCAAACGTGATGCGCATTGAGCCTGTCACGGTTGCCGACCTGCCGGCACGTGCGAATGTCGCGCCATACCTGACGGATATCAATCTGACGTATCGGGTGCTGATGTGATCCCCGCGGAAACGCATCTGCTGCCGCAAAGCTCGGAGCCAATGGAAAAGGCGCTTGCGGCGGTCGGCGAGCGCACGGAAGCGATAGGGATTGATTGGCAAGCCTATCTCAACCCGATGCGCGCGCCCGTCCACTTCCTGGCTGTCCTCGCTCACGCTCATTCGGTCGATGTCTGGAATCCGAAGTGGCCGGTTCATCATCAGCGCCGAGTGATCGCGGATGCCATCTATCATCATCGGATCAAGGGCACGCTCGCCGGCCTTGAAGCCTATGCGGGAATAGTCGGAAGCGAGATTATTCGCGCGATCCGGCCGCCCGGCACGTTCTTCCTGTCGGGTGGCATGTCGGGAGAGCAGCGCGCGGCGCTTGCCGACCGCATGCCGCAAATTCGCATCTACAGCCGCGCTCTGCGGTCGAGTGCCGGCAAGCGGCTTTTCCTGTCGGCGCGGTCTTATTCCGCCTTGGGTGCATCCTTCGTCGCCGACAGCAAGGCGGCGGAGCGAATGCGTCCGCGCATCACGTTCTTCGAGGCCGGGCTAGAACAGCCGATCAATGTCGAAGAGGTGACGGACATCATTCCGGGCCTTGGCTACGCGATGTACGAGCGGGCCTTGTTGCGGCGAAAGCGTCGGCTGTCTGTTACCTATCTCGGCGGAACCCTGCGGTTTTGGGTGACGCTCGATCACAACCGTTCTGTTGCCGCCTATCGTCGTGCGGGCGGCTCGCCCTCAGTCATTCGCTATGGGATGCGCCCGGCGACCGTTCAGCCCGAAGCGCAATACGGCCGAGCGGAAGCGGGGAGGGCGGCATTCTTCGGCCGGCCGCTGCATCGCCGTTACTGGTCAAACATGCGATCCGAAACGCGCGTTTTCGAGCGCATTGTGATTTGGGACCCGGAAATGGTGCCGCGCCGAAGGGGAGCGTCCTACTTGGGCGTAAGCCGCTTCGGGGTTGCTCCGTTCACGGCCGAACTCGTGGTGCATACGCCTTCGATCCGACCGCGAAGGGCGTTCGCTATTGGCAGCTATTTCGGAAAATTCTTCGCCGCCTCGGATGGCGAGAAATATCGTGAAACCCTGCGCGCCCTTCGCGCCGCGAAATCGGCGCGGGACACCATCCTCATCAACACCAAAACATTCCGCAGCCCGCAGGCGGGTCAGCTCATTGTCGCTGGCACGCCCTTTGTTGCCGGCCGTCTACTCAGGAGCTGACTATGCTTAAGACAGTACCGTTTCAGGATCGCATGGAAGCGCGCCACAGCGACCTCAACAATATCCAAGCATCCACGCGGGCGACCTTCGACACGCTGGTCAAGGATGCCGTGACGGCAGACGCGCCGGGTTATGCGGGCTTCGTGGTCACGAAGAACAGCGCCACGGAATTGCAGATCGCGGCCGGTCGCATCTATCGGCCGGATGGCGCGGTCTTCGAAATGGAACAGGCGTCTACCCGCAATATCGTCTCAATCCTGCCGTCGGCGACGAAGCGGCTCGTTGCCGTTATCGCCTACGGGCAGGAGGAAGACAGCCGAACCGAAACCCGCGATTTCCTCGTCGATCTGGAAAGCGACACGACGGAACCGCGCATGCTTGTGGTCGAGCGCCGTCGCGCGGCAAAGCTCGACCTCGTTCCGGGGCAGGAAAGCGCCACGCTGCCGCGCCCGGTGGTCGATCAGTCGCTTATCGTCATTGCCTGGGTCACGCTGAACACGACCGGTATCGAAGCGATTGCGATGGAAGGTGCCAACGCCCTGCCATCTGTCACCCGCAACGATAAGCGCATTCGGTCGCTGGAAGTCTGGCGCGATCAGATCGAACCGCGCATCAACACGATTGCCAGCGATATCACCGCGCTCAAAAAAGGCATGGCCGGCATGGCCGGCTCGGGCGAGCTGATCAACGTCATGCGCGACATTGCGCGCCTGAAAGAGAAGCTGGAAATACCGGACGATGCGTCGGATTGGGCTTCGGACCGCTATTTGACCAGCAACGAGACCGACAACGAAAACCTCGACCTGCTTTGCCTTGTCGAAGAAGGCGTGCGCTTTGCTCATGAGGCGCGGAACGAGACACAGATTTCGCTCTACAACCCTCTCGATCTGAGCGCCTATCTGCCGGGCAACGGTCTGCTGCTGCCGGCAATCTCCGGCCGGGAAATCCGGTTGGCATCGTCGGCCGGTGCGGTCGATGGTTCCGTTGCCATCGCACAGTATGGTTTTCAGACGCATGAAATGAAACAGTTGTCGGTAGCCCGTTCGCGCATGCGCTACGGCCCGGCCTATAACGTCTGCAACAATTCCCAGTGGTGGGCCGATGGTGTCTATGACAGCGCCACCAACACGTTCAAAAAGAACGGCGAAACCTTCCTCGTCACGGGAACGCAGATCCTCGATAACGTCTATGGTCAATCGTGGTGGGACCCGCTCAATGCGCACACCCTCCTTCGTGTCCAGCAGTTTTGGGAAGACACGTGGGAAGACAATTATTGGGTTGCGCAGGTCACGGACAGAACGGTATCCGGAGCGCAGATTGCACAGACCATCCTCAATTCGCAGGATGGTTGGCTCTCCGGCCTCAAACTCCGGTTCACGGAAAAGGGCGCGGATGGCGATGTGCATATTTCCATCGGCTATACAACGGCCAGCGGCTCGCCAGACCCGGCGCATCTTGTGACGCATGTCACCATTCCCTATGCCAGCATCAAGGTCGCGCCGAATGACACATATGTTGCCATTCCGCCCGTATTCCTTGAGGCAGGCCAGCGTTATTCGCTCATCATTACCACGCTCGGCAACCACAAGGTCGCCGTGGTCGATAGCAACAAGTATGCGCAAGGCACGCTGTTCTACTCGACGGACGGCGCGTACTATCAGGGCGACCTCACACGCGACCTTTATTTCCAGATGGAATATCTGGTCTTCAAGGCGTCCCGCGTCGAAATCGAGTTGGCGGCGCTGACACTTTCGGGCGGCATTGCGTCCATCGATATCCTTGCCGGAACGATCAAGCCAAAATCGTGCGCCATTGAGCATCAAGTGATGATCAATGGCGCGTGGAAGCCGCTGAACGTGCTGACGCCCAATCTGCTGGTCGGCTTGCCGCCGCTGTTGCGTCACCGCGTCGTCATGACCGGCACCAATGCCGTTGCACCTGCTTTGGAGATACCGAGCAGCCGCATTCGCATCTGGCGCCAGCGGACCACGTTCAAGCACATTTCGACGCGCCGAACCTTGGCGACATCTGCCACCACGATCACGGTTCAGCTTATCGTCGCCAAGTTCGAGGCCGAACGGCACACGATGAAAGTCAGCCTTCGCAAGGATGACAATACGCTGATCGCGAGCAGCGGTTTTGTTGACGAGCCAATCGAACCCGGCCGCTTCCGACGCACCTATAGCTTCGCAGCAACACCGGAAGTCACCGCCTACAAAATTCAGATCGAGGGCACGACCAACAATGCCCTTGTGCCTTTCCACGTCGAAGAACGCGTTGACGTGGCACTCTAACCTGCGGGAGCAAAACATGCCGGTAAAGGCAACGCCTTCCTTCAAGCCGGACGCCGACTATCGCGTCCAAGTCGCAACCGTCGTCAAGGTCGTGGGGCTGACCATTCGGCCAAGCCAGGGCGGCACCATCAAGGGTGCGGTCGCCGAACAGATCAAGGCTGAAATCCTCTCGTTCGAGGAAATCATCGAAACGCAGGAGTGACCGGTTATGCGCCGACTGGATCAATATCAAATCAAGGTCGGCGATGATCTCGGCGACCCGGATTACTGGAACCGCCGCTACGAAGACCTCGATTTGCGTCTGCATGGACAGGAAGAAATCGAAAAGGATTGGAGAGCGGCCGTCCGCGAGTTGCAGGAAAACGGGTTGAAGCGGATCGATGAAGCCGTTTCACCGCTCATTGCCCAATTACAGGAAGACTTGCAGCTTGGAGCGGTGTTTATCGCGGAAAGCAAGTCGGCCGTTGAGGTGAAGACCGGTCCTATGACCATCGGTATCAGCTCCGCGAACAAGCGCCGTTATTCGCCTGCGGCCTATCTGGCGTTGGTGACGCGCGACGCACCTTATGGCGTCATGCTGGGCCGGCTGATTTCCTACAACCGCGACACAGGCACGCTTGCGGTCGATATCGAACGGACGTTTGGCGCGGGTGATCCTATCCGCACCAATTGGATTATCTCCGCGACCTCGCATATCGACTATCAGGCAGACCGCGTTTTCCGCGAGGCCGGCGGCGGTCTCACGTCCACAACGGTTGAAGCCGCGTTGCGCGAGCTTCTGTCGTTGACGGTGCCCAAAACCCGCTCTGTCACCGCCGGCACGGGATTGAAAGGCGGCGGTGAAATGTCCGGCGATCTGTCGGTCTCGCTCGACCTTACTTACACCGATGTCCGTTATGTCCGTGCGCAGGAATACGATGCGCATCGGCATCCTTGGTCGGAAATTGATGACAAGCCGACGACGCTCGGCGGCTATGGCATCGGCGATGCCCACACGAAAGCCGAAGTCTTCCGCCTTTTGGACGGCAAGCAGGACAAGCTTTCGTTTGAGGCAGAAAACAAGGCCAGCAAGGGAAAGCCCGACGGCTATGCGCCGCTCGGTCCCGATGGCAAGATTTCCGGCGCTTTTCTTCCGGTCGATGGCAGCTTTCTTGGCGTCTATAATGCGGCAACGAATACGCCGGCCATCTCGGCGGGGTCTGGAAATCAGGGCGACTTTTGGGTTGTCTCGGTGCCCGGTGATGTCGCCGCCGATAATATCGGTGAGGTCGCGGCCGGCGATCAGTTGCGGCGCGGTCCGGAAAAATGGGAGCGCGTGCCGACTTTCAACGCTGTTTCGTCGGTCGCTGGAAAGACAGGGGTCATCACCCTCAACGCCAGCGATCTTTCCGATAGCGGCGCGACCGGCCGCGCTATTCTAAAAGCCGAGGACGTGTTGGCGGCGAAAGCTGCCTTGCAGCTCATCACCGATGATCTTTCGGATTTCTCGACCGCTTGGGCTGCTTCCTATCAGGGTGTGACTTCGGCTTATGGCCGATCTTTCATCTCGGCCGTTGATGCCGGTGCTGCCCGCAATCTGCTTCAACTCGGCTCCGCCGCCTTACAGGCATCGACGGCCTTCGCCGCTGCTGCCCATGTCGGGGCAGGGGGTGTTGGCGCGCATCCCGATGCGACGACGGCGACAAGCGGATTCATGTCCGCAGCCGACAAGACAAAACTGAATGGCGTTGCGGCCGGGGCCAATAACTATGTCCACCCGACCGGCGACGGCAACTTGCATGTGCCGTCAACCGGTATCGGTAGCTCGAAAAAGGTGCTGACTGCCGGCGGCGCGGCGGGGTCGATGACGTGGAGCTTTGTTGATTTTGCCGACATCGCCGGCAAGCCGGGGAGCCTTGCGGGCTATGGTATCGCAGATGCTTATTCATCTTCCACCATGGATGCCCTCTTGGCGGGGAAGCAGGCAAGTCTTGGCTTCGTGCCGGAGAACATCGCGAACAAGGGAGCGGCTAACGGCTATGCCTCGCTCGATGGGGCAGGCAAAATTCCGACCTCGCAATTGCCTGCCTCGGCAATCACCGACACGTTTGTTGTCGCCTCGCAAGCGGCCATGCTCGCTCTTACGGTGCAGAAGGGCGATGTTGCCATTCGAACCGATGTCAACAAGAGCTTTATCCTGCAAAGCGAACCGGCTTCCACGCTGGCGAACTGGCAGGAGCTGCGAACGCCGACTGACGTTGTGCAGTCCGTAGCCGGGCGGCAGGGTGCGGTAACGTTGACCTCGGCCGATTTGACGGATGCGAGCACCGCCGGCCGAGTATTTTTGACCGCTGCGAACGCAGCCGCCCAGGTTGGCGCGCTCGGCCTCGAAAATGTCAACAATACCTCGGATGCGGCAAAGCCGATCTCGAACGCCACACAAGCGGCGCTCAATCAAAAGTCGGATATCGGGCACAAGCACGTGATTGCCGATATCGCGAACCTGCAAACGACATTGGACACAAAGCAGGCGGCTTTAGGTTATGCGCCGGTCAATCGTGCCGGTGACATCATGACCGGTGCGCTGGAAATCAAGAACGACCCCACGCTCTGGCTGCACCGTCCGAATGTAAAGCGCGCACGATGGGTTATCGATGCGAATGGCTCTCTCCTGTGGCAGGACCAAGGTGGCCAGAACCATTTCTGGATCGGCAATGCCGGGCAGGTCTGGACGCAGCAGTTGGGCGACCTCAATCAGCGGATCGAGGATCGTGCTTATTTCTGGGGGAATGAACGTGCTTATGCCTGGGCGAACGATCGTGTCGCTAATCTGCAGTTCCGCAGGACTGGCTACTACGAGGCCAGTGTCGGAAGCGGGACCGGCGACTACGCAGGCAATGGCGGCGCTGTGATGTACAGCGTTCGCTCCTTTAGCGGCTACAAGATCGACATTATTCGTTTTTGCTATCTGCAGTCCTTCGACCCCGTTCGAGGGTGGGTTACTTTTGGGGGATAATAGAATGGAAGTTGTAAACTTCGGCTTCTTCAGAGCGCAGAACGAAACCGGCACCATATTCTATCGAAACGAGCTGGGACAGGACTGGTATGATCTGCGTAAGGGACTGACGGATTGGAACGAAACAGGCGAGTTCATCAACGCCGTCTTTGGCGCTTGGGCGGTTGTCCAACCGTATGAGGAGAGCCTGACGGACGGGGTCATGTTGAATGTTGAATTCGATCCGTCCCGGCTCGTGCCTCACAACAAGATCGTCCTTGGTATCGACGCACATCACGGGTCCTTATCCAAGGGCATGGTCTACGAGGGCGGTTTGATCAAGCAGCCGCCAGAACCATCGCCAGAAGAGAAGCGGGCCGCTATGCCGGCTCTCACCCCTCGCCAGTTCCGAGACGCGCTTATCGACAACGATATCATGCCGGACCAAGTGACGGCGGCTATCAACGGTATCGCCGACGCGAAGGCGCGTGCCAAGGCTCTCAATGCTTGGGAATATCCGACCGAGTTTTTGCGTACGGACCAGCTGCTTGAGCAAATCGGGGCATCGTTCGATCTTGCCCCGGATGCGATCGATGTCATGTGGATGGCAGCAACGCACCGATAACGCGCCAATCCAGCTCTGTTGTCAAAGATATCGGCGATGATGCTATGATCACTTCACGACAAAGGGAATCCGAATGTCCGAGTCAGATCGAGAAATAGCCCTTCGGCTCAGTGCTCAACGGGCGTTACTTGGCGCGATCCCGCCGACAGTTGCTACTATTACCTGCGGTTGGGATGACAAAGAGATCGTTCTCGAATTTATCGTTGACCCGGACTTTCCCGAATCAGATCGGGAGCACTGTGAGGCAATCGCAACAGAGGTCGTCGCGGATTTCAGTGACGCGAATATAGCTACTGTCTTTAAGTCACCGCCTCAGGATGGACCGATGGCGTTGACGGCGAAACGCTGGTGTGTGTACCGGAGATTCCACGCCGAGTAGATCACAAAATCTCCGCAAGAACCGTCCTTCATTAGGGCGTTTCGACTAGATTTGGAATCTGCCTTCGTCCGTGAGTACGGGCATCCGCTCTAGTAGGTTGATCTCTCTCTCGCCAAACGTTCGACAACGCAGCCCGCCGCGCTCCGGCGGGCTGCTTGCTCTTTGCCGCCCTGAAAACTTGAGGCGGTGAAACCTCACCCGATCCTCTATCATTTCCAATGGAGACCTTTATGGCCGACCTGTCCTATGCGCATGGCGTGACGCTTGCCGAAAGCGCGGAAACCCCGTCGCTTTTGCGCGTCCAGCGCAACGGCATCACCTTCGTCAACGGCACGGCACCCGATGCCGACCCTGCTGCCTTCCCGTTGAACTATCCCACCCTGATCACCTCGGAACGGGCGGCTGCGGCGCTCGGCGCGGCGGGCACGCTGTTGGAAGACGTAACCTCCGTTTTCGGTGAGGGCGGTTCGTGGTGCATCGTCAACCGCGTGCCCCATAGCGCCGACCCGGCGACGCAACAAGCTAATCTGCTTGGCGACCCGGTTGCTCGTACCGGCCTATATGCGGCGCTGCGTGCCAAGGCGATTACCGGCTATCAGCCGCGCGTCGTCATCACTGCCGGCGATACTGGCGCTTGG